GTTGGCTGGGGTGTTAGGTCAGTGCTTGACCGTTGGCGAGATGAGGGGCGTCATAACTCCGAGATAATTCCTGTGAGCGTTGGTGAACGTGCTGGTGATGCTGCAAAGTTTGGTAACCAGCGTGCCGAGATGTGGTGGAACGCTCGTTCGTTGTTACAACCTCAGCGTGTTGAAGATGGCGTACGTCAAGAGATTCGTCTTGACCTAGACCGCAAGACGTTAGCGCAGTTGTCAGCACCGACGTACAAATCAGATTCAAGTGGTCGTATTGTCATTGAGAAAAAACTAGAGATGAAACGTCGAGGGATGACTTCGCCTGACAGAGCAGAGGCAGTGTTGTTAGCCCTGTACACCCCACCGAAGTACAGAAACTCCACACCTATAGCCCCACTGTCCTTCACGCAGCCTAACGCCTGGAAGGTCTAGCGGTAATACCGAAGGAAGCAAAACGGGGGTCGTCCCTGTTAAACGGTCTTCTAAGGTCGTTAACGCCTCACGCCTCATAAGGCTCTAAACGTCCTATGGAGCATTGAAGTTATCTCCGTCACATTTGTTGAAACACGCCCATTGACGGCTAGACAGACGGAAACTGTTGGTGGCAATGTTTTATTCGTAAGGGAAACCCACAACCCCCCTTACGTGAGAAAACAAAAATGTTTGATAAGAACTGTGACCACATCTGGTCAAAAGATTCTGTAGCACCGTTGTTAGTTCTAGTTGCTTGTGAGAAGTGCAAGTTCTCGTACTTGACCAACAAGGAGAACTGCGAATGATAAACGTAACTGAATTAAAAAGAGTTGATGGTGAAAGCCGTGGACGTTCTGGTTCAAGTCATTATGCTGTTACCGCAATCCAACAGTTGCACGAAAAGTACGGACTGCCGTATCAAGCCACCAGTTATGAGTCGTTGCTTATGACCTCATTAAGTTCTGGTCTCGGTATCCACGTTGTGCGCCTAAACAATGATTGTTACATCTTCGGTTACATTGACGACGAAGCCAACTTCTTTGACCTGAATGAAGTGTCAAAAGAATCTGTTGTAGAACAGGCGTTCATTATCCGTGGAAAGAACTGGAGTCGCTAATGTCTGACAAAACTTACGAGTGCTTAGCGTGCAAGGCATTGTCCAGCGAAGCGTTCAATGACCCGTACTTCAGAAAGCGTTTTGGAAAGGTGTGCCTCTGGTGCGCTGACCTGACAATTGACACCAGCCGTTATCTTGGAATGAGCCGTATGGCTGATGCAGAGATGGGAGACCTGTAATGGAAAACAACGTTATTGACTTAAGCCCAGTGCAAACGAGAGTTGCAACCTGCAAGGCGATTGCTTGGGATACCTGCCACAAAATCTATGTACTAATGGACGACGAGCAGGTCAGTAAGATGATTGAGTATGGTTATGAAGGCGATATGTTAAAAGCCTCTGAGCACACGTATGAAGTGTTGATGAACAGCATTATGGATTGGTATGCAAACGCTTGCGACCTAGTTTTCATAGACGCTGTAAGCACAAATGCAAAAAACCCCAATGATGGGTTTGAAACACTCGTAGGGCAGTCATTCTGATGACTAACTTCCAGAAAGAGCAACGAGCCGCTGTTCTAGAAGCGTCTGACTTGTTAAGGCACAATCAGTCCAGTCTTGGGACGCAAGGTGAATGGTATGTCGCCCTACTGTTGAGGATTATCGGCGAACACCCAACGTTGATGGACTCAACTGTTGCCGCTGACGAGAACCTTCAGAACTGTGTTAATGAACTCGTTGACACTATTGTAATAAGAGATTTATCTGGTAATGTAAGTGCTAACTCAACCACTATGAGAGGAAACTGATATGGGATATACACACTACTGGCGTCAGCCAGAAGCGGTGGATGCAGACAAGTTCGCTGCGTTCACAAAGAAAGTTGCAATGATTATCAGAGTTGCAGATGACGCTGGTATTCCGCTGGGAAATGTAATGGGTCAGGGTTCACCTGAACTCACTGAGAAGATGGTTTCGTTTAATGGCTTTGCTCAATTTGGCTACGAATCATTCGTTCTTGAGAATGGTGAAGAGTTCTCTTTCTGCAAAACCGCTCAACGTCCATACGACGCTGTAGTCACAGCAGTCCTTATCTGTTTGAAGCGAGAGTTTGGTGATGATTTCCAAGTTTCGTCTGACGGAAGTTGGTTGGACTGGACTGAAGGCAGAAACCTCTACGCTGAAACCTTCGGTGTAGAAGTTATAGAGAGCGAGGTGTTCTCAAGTGTCTCAACAAACTAAAGAGCGTCGCACCTTGATTGGTGACTTTGAACGTCTCATTCAGAGCAGACCCTTCTTGTTCTGTCTAGGATTTGCTTACTGTTACATAATGGTTCGCAACGGTTGGTTGGTAATCAAATGACCGACAACATCAAAGACACATCAACGCTATGGAGTGTTCCATTCAGCGTTCACTGCCGAGTTGTAGTCACTCCACCAAACGGTATGAGAGTCGCTGACAACTTTGCTGACATTCTTAACGAGATGGTTACTGATGCTCTCCGCCTGTATGGGATACAGACAGAATCAGTAATGGTGTCGCGTGGGCGTACATTGAGAAAGGCTAAGTGATGACAACTCCAATTATCACTGACTGGCAGTTGTATCAACAGAAAATGATAGATGAACTGTCTCAGGAATTGTTGCCTGAGTTACTGCCGTATGTAGAGCAGGGTTCACTTGGTGAGCAACTTCGTCACCCGTTGTTATATCAAGTGCCGTTGCTTAACAATGGTGCTGCTAATCGTCTGTACAAGTTCAAAGTTCTTGAAGTAGTGCGTGCGCTCGGTGAAGAGAACTGGAACAAGTACGTTTGGCTACACGAACGCCCTTACAGAATTGACGCGTTCATCAAAGTCGCTGACAAGATGTCAGACCGTTGTTACTGGGAAACACTTGCTGTAATTTGGTCAGACACCGAGAACGGCTGGCAGAATCTTTCTGAATGGCAACGTTTATTTGATTCCGATAGACCAGAGAGGAGATACCTAATGGATACGTTTGACTTTCAGGCTTACAGTAATTTGCCAGATGTGGTGACTGTTTACCGTGGTTGTCAGAAGAATCAGAATGAGAATGGTTTGTCTTGGACGCTTGACAAAGAGAAAGCACAATTCTTTGCAAAACGTCTTGGCAAAAAAGGTATCGTCTTAGAAAAGTCTGTGAAGAAGAATCAGATTGTGGCTGTGTTGTTAGGTCGTAATGAGCAGGAAGTAATTATCACAGAGAGAGGTGCTCGTAATGACTAAACCGACTTGGGATAAGTTCCAATCAGCGTATGCCCTTCGTAACGGTGTACAAGTAGAACTAGAAGAACATACGTCGCTTTGGCGTAACAAGTTTTACACGGTTGAAAAGAAACTGCTACAACCAGAACTTGGTGAAGCAGGTGCTATGTGGTTGTCTGTAAAACACAATGACCGTAAAGCAATCCGTGATTGGCGTCATTTACAGAGAATCAAGAATGAACTTGGTGGTGTAGAGCGTGAAGGCATAGACATCTTCCCGCCTGAAAGCCAACTTGTTGATACTGCCAATCAGTATCACATCTGGGTGTTGCCTGAAGGTCAGAGCACACCATTCACTTGGCGACAAGGACGTTTGGTTGCTGACAACAATGACGACCCTGCACTTCTGAAACTGGTTGAAGCCGCAGGGTACACAAAAGAAGATGTTGCAAAGGCTGTACAAAGACCACTAGGAGAGGAATGATTATGGAGCAGAAAGATTTCTTGTTAATTGCTGACACAATGACCGCTATTGCTAATGACCTTGACGATAAGGCATTAACACTTGAGATGGTTGCTATTGGTTTGGCAGATTCATTTGCTGATTATCCAGAGTTTGACCGCGTTCAATTCTTGTCAGACTGTGAACTAGCAGTAGGGATAAGTAAATGAGTTGGGTAGAACTGTACGAGGACGGTGTACTTCTTGGCTGGAAAAATTACAGAATTGTCCGAGATAACATCACTGCTATCAAGGCGTCTGGCGCAGAACTTCCCCTAGAGTTGACGGTACTGCTTGATGAGATAGAGCAGTTAATAAGTGACCGCAGGGTGTTTGTACAGTCGTTTGATAAAAAAATCACTGAAAATAATCAAGCGACACTTGCCTAACCCCAATTGTGGTGGTACATAATCTGGGTTATGCTGTAAGTCCCAGAAAGGGGAACTAGATGACTGTCGTAAATGTAAGTGTTGTTGTAAAAGACGAATTTGCTGACCCATCAAGCGAAGTCGGTGTAAACGTCAGTGGCTATCTCGGTATTGCTGCTGCTCTTCAGTGGTATGGCGAAGTAAGTACCATTGAAGTTGCAAATAAGATTCCTACTTCTGCGTAAGCGGTAGGTTTCGCAATAGAGGTAACGTAATGAGTTCCTCGCTGACTTCATCGTCAGTGTTACCTTCTATGTGGGCGTGGGTCGTTCCGCTACGTGCGAACACGGAACATCTCTTTGCTGTCCCTGAAAGGAGCAACGTGGTTCTCTTTGGTTTAGAAATTAAGCGTGCTGAAAAACAGACAGAGCACATTAGTGTTCAGTGTTACCGTTGTGGCAGGTATTTAATCGTTGGTTTTGAAAATATGAGAGTGTATAACTACTGCTCAAGTTGTTAGTTACCTTTTGTAACCCAAAGGTACATTTGTAGCCACAATGTAGACACAAATGTACTGTTTGTTACCTGGCGATTCAGGCTCAACGGTTTACCTGGTTTTCCCTTTTGACATAACGTTTTGTTACCGTTGCAACACTCACTTACAAATCCGTAAAGTTGTCGGTAGAGTCACCTACACTAAATGTGAAAGGTGGTGCTAAATGAGCAACCAGAGAGATGAATTGTTTCTGCCCTATGCAGGAACGTCAGGTCACAGTGGTAGTAATACTTCTGCTGTACGCGCTCGCACAATGGATAAATCAGGGAAGACTGCACAACTGCAAAACTCTGTATTAGCCATTCTTAATCACGTTGAAGCCGACGGTGTTACTTGGAAAGATATTTCAGAACGTATGAATGTGCATCACGGTACTGCTAGTGGCGTTCTTAGCGTGTTACACTTAGCAGGAAAGATAGAGCGGTTATCCGCTACCAGAGATAGGTGTAAAATCTATGTCTCACCTGATTGGGTTTTTTTCCGCCCAACTGAGACTCCAAAAAACAAGCGACCTAAAACAAAGACGATAACAACTTCTGTTTTTCAATTGCTTGGTAAGGAAGTGCTAGTGACTCAATACTCCGACGGTAAGACAACAATTGCTGTCCGTGATTACCCCAGCGACACTTGGTCACCGCCAATTGCTGCTTCATATACCCAGATAACAACTGTTTGAAAGGATTGTAAATCAACTTCATCTATGGCAGTCTTTGAGTAACCCCCGTTAAGGGAGTTACCACAATAGAAAGGGAAACGTATGCGTTTAACCCCACGTGGAGAGTTTGTATTTATTAACGTAATGGCTTTGGGATTGTTCTTCGGTATTCAACTAACAGCCAAAGAGCCGTCTGCTCAGGCTGATGAAAGTCGAGAGACAATCGTTGCACAGGTTGTTCAAGATACTTGGACGCCTGAAGATTCAAAAGAGTATGCTCGGTTTCTTGTAGATGATTACGGCTGGAACAGTAATCAGTATCTATGTTTGGAACAATTGTGGACAAAAGAAAGCAACTGGCGTCATAAGGCTTTGAATAAGACACCCATCAAAGTTGGTGACAAAGTCGTACACGCTGGTGGTATTCCACAAATCTTAGGGCTTGACCCTGCAACCCCACCAAAAGAACAGATTGCGCGTGGGCTTGACTATATTCAACACCGTTATGACACACCCTGCGGTGCTTGGTCTTTCTGGCAACGTCAGGCAGGTAAAGATATGGTTGGGGGGTGGTATTAGTGTTATTAAGAAAACTAAAAGAGTTTCGTAAACAGAAAAAAGAACTTAAGCAGTGGCGCACGTTCGTTACAACGTATGAGCGTCTTATCAAGAATCGCTACTAAAAGAAAGAAGTGACAATGGACAACTATGCTGTAAAAGAACCACACCGCTGTTCTGGGTGTGGCAGTTGGCTACTAGGCGAACAGTCTTGTAGTGCTTGTCCGTTAATGTCAGTCCCCACTGCTACTGTAATAAAAAACCACACACACCCATAGGAGAAAAATAATGTCAGCGCAAATCACGTTAATTGGTAACTTGACTCAAGACCCAGAACTAAAGTTTCTGCCGTCTGGTAAAGCACTTTGTACCGTCAATGTCGTAACAAGCAAAAAGAAGAACGTCAATGGTGTTTGGGAAGAATCCGACACCACGTTTTGGAAAGTCACCGTATGGGACAAGGCTGCTGAGCACGTAGCCGACTCTGTACAGAAGGGCGACTCTGTAATTATTGTAGGTACTGCTGCTGAGCGTTCTTGGGAAGGACGAGATGGTCAGAAGCGTACGTCTGTAGAAGTCACAGCCCAGAAGTTTGCTGTTGAATTAGGGCGAGCGCCTGTGAAGATTCAAAAGAGCAACGTCACTCGTTCCTCTGCTCCACTGCAAGCCTCTGAAGACCCGTGGTCTAAACCCCTCTCCGAACCTGCTGAGGATTTCCCTTTCTAGTCAGATACTCAGAAACGCAGTATGAAGCCACAGGGGACTGATACAGCCCCTTTTGAGTCTTGGGTAATACCTTTACCTAGCCCGTACGCTTAGGGCTGATAAACGCCTGTCTAAGGCTTAACGCCTCTTGAGACACACCTACAGACCTGTTGGCTTTACACCTAACCCCAGTTATGGAAGAATGAACCAATGTCACTCATAGAGAGGAGCAATACCGAGATGACTGCAACAAACGAAAACCCAAGTAAGGTGTTTGATTCTGTTGACGCCTTAGAATCATTTTCATTGTTATCTGACAAACTCAGAGAAATGGTGAGAGATGATGCACGAGCAACACTATTTATCAAAGACCCGTCTGGGCTAAACCTAGATGATGAAATGATAAATGTAATTGCTGTAACACTTCTACAACACGGTTGGTCAGCCGACAACCGTTTCACATTCTCAAGCAACGAGGTGACTCCGTGAAGGTAAAAGTCCAGAATGAAGATGAAAAGATTGGTTACGTATCTGTAAAAAAGTTCGCTAATCAGCCGAATCACTTCAAATACAAACTGACGTTCGCAAGTGTGATGGCAAGCCAGAGCAGTGACAGTGTTGCTCGTTCTGGTTTTGTCTTGGCAGAGTAAGAGCAAGATGCTTTAAGTCAGGTGACCCGTATTGTTCATAACTGTACGCAAGGTCAAGAGGGTATTGAGTCTGAGCGTTTCCGTAAGTGGTGCTTTGACTTCATAGATTCCCTACGTCTTCAATTCCCAGCGAGTTCAGTGGAAAGGGTTTGATATGTCCGTATTTGCTGTAAATGTAACGCTCACTTATCGCGTTGAGGGTAGGACTGATGAACAAGCCATTGAGAAAGCGTTAGATTTATTACGCGCTGACTTACTAAATAAAAGTGTAAGTGCTGGTGACTTCGCAATTCAGGCAGAAGTTATTCCAAAGTTTCTTGCTGAATCAGGTCTGCTATGAAGCCACAGAAGTTCGTAACGTTCAAGGCTGACTTTCTAAAACAGTCTGGTGAGTTCACGTCTAACGACTGGCTTAAAACTTTTCAAGGAATCGTAGGTGGTTACGTAGAGCCTGTATACCTAGAAAAGTATGGATTGATTATGTGGGGCAACGAAGAAGCCCGTTTGCTTAATCATTTCAATGCTGAAGGTGAGAATGTACAAGGCTTGCCGTTCAATGCACTAGCAACATCACTTGTTGCTGCTAATCACTTCCCAGTTCCGTGTATAGATATGCTGGGTGATGTAGCGTTTACCAGCATTAAAACTACCAGTGGAGGCAATACGCTTGGTCTAACAGAAAAGCAATTTGACTTCCTAATGTCTTACGACAAACGGGCAACCGATAGTGGCAATAGAGATTCTCACTTTGCAATCATCTCTGTTGAATAGTTAAGACTGTTCGCTAAGGGGGCAGAGCAATCTGCCCCTTTAGTTTTGTATTGTTGCTTTACCGTCAAGATAGCCCTACCCTTACAGTCGTGTTGACTGACCTAGAAACTATGTAACGTTGAAAGAGCCTTCGTATCCTGAGTTTGATGGTTCACAGACGTGCGCTCAGACAGACCCCGTCATTTGGTTTCCGTCACCTGCAAACCAATCTGGTGCTCTTGCTAAGAAACTTTGTGCTAGTTGTCCGTGGATTCAAGAGTGTCTCGGCTATGCAATTCAAGTAGATGTACAGGGCATTTGGGGTGGTTCAACAGAGAAAGAGCGCACGCGATACAGACGACTGCACAAGATTAAGGCAGTGCCTTTGTACAATGAAGGCTCGTTATTCCCTAAATCAACGTACGAAAAAGGTAAGTAAGTTGCTTTGTCTTAAACCTAATACCAGTGTTGTAACAGATACACTGTTGTAACCAGAGGAGAGACTATGTCTGATAATTTTGAAAACGATTTTGCACCTTCGCCGTTGTCTGTTCTTGAAGAGAGTGCTGCTCACCTAAACGAGATGTATAATGCGTTGGTTGGCTCTGGCTTTAATGAAGTACAGGCATTACATTTAGTAGCAGAGATTATGAAGTTCGGCGCAGAAATAGACGAGGGATAATTACGCATGGCTGAAAAATTAGACCTATCTGAAATTGGTAGTACAGGATTACGTCGTAGTGGCGGTACTGTATTTGAGGAGTTCCTCACCGCTCTCCGTGGTCGCCGTGGCGCACACGTTTATCGTGAAATGTCTGAGAATGACCCAGTTGTAGGTTCAATCCTTTATGCAATTGAAAAAATTATCTTACGTCTTGACTGGCACGTACAGCCAGCCAGTGACAGTGATGAAGACAGACTTAATGCTGAGTTCATTGAGAGTGCTTTGTACGATATGTCTGATTCTTGGGATACTACCGTTTCAGAGATTTTGTCAATGCTCGTTTATGGGTATTCATATTTAGAGATTGTTTACAAGGTTCGTGGTGGTGACTCTGATGACCCAACGCGTAAATCAAATTACACAGATAATAAAATAGGTTGGCGTAAGTGGGCGATTCGTGCTCAAGAAACTCATAACAATTGGTTGTTTGATAAAGACGGTGGTATTCAAGGCTTTGAACAAGTTGACCCATACGGTGCTGGTATCAACCGCATACCAATTGACAAGTCTTTGCTTTTCCGTACTAGCACTACCAGAAACAATCCAGAAGGTAAGTCGTTGTTACGTACTGCATACCGTCCGTGGTACTTCAAGCGTCGCATAGAAGAAATAGAAGCGATTGGCGTAGAGCGTGACCTAGCAGGTTTACCAATTGCTTATGTACCCCCAGAGTATTTATCAAGTAACGCAACTGCTGACCAACAGGCTGTTCTTGCTTCTATCACCGAGATTGTTCAGAATGTAAAGCGTAATGAGCAAGAAGGAATTGTCTTCCCTCAAATGTTTGACGAGCAGGGTCACAAACTATTCGACATGGTTTTGTTATCTACTGGTGGCTCACGTCAGTTCGATACAGATAAGATTATTTCTCGCTATGACCAGCGTATTGCAATGTCAGTGTTGTCTGATTTCATTCTTCTTGGTCACGAACGAGTTGGTTCATTTGCTCTAGGTGCATCAAAGATTGACCTATGGACAATGGCTGTAGACGCAATTTGTAAATCAATTGCTGAAACAATAAACCAGCACGCTATTCCAAGATTGTTAAAACTAAATGGGATGACTCTTGGAAAGACTCCAGAGTTAAAGTTCAGTGAAGTATCGCATGTTGACCTTACTGAAATTGCTGACTTTGTATCTAAGTTGACTGCTGCTGGTGCTATCACTCCTAACGAGGAGACTGAAAATTATCTTCGTGGGCTTGCTGGTTTACCAATAGCAGAGGCAACTGAGTAATGCCGTTTGTAATAAAAAATAGACGCGAGCCTAATAATCCGTTAGTTCCCAGAGCAACACCTACTGCTAATGAACGACGTGTTCTACAAACATACTTAAATGCTTTTGAGAATGTACGTGGTTCAACAATCAACAGAGAAACTTTCCGTTTGATTATGGAACAGGTTGCCGCAGGTAATCCTTTGTCTGCTGCTTCATTAGTTCCGTGGGGTAACTTCGCACAAGACTTACAGCCTTTCGTAGATGTAACAACTTCACAGGTTGTAACTTCTGCAAATCAAAGTCTTGCTCGTTTACCGTCCAGACTTAAAGTTGATATGACATTTGATTTAACTGACCCACGTGCAATTGCTTGGGCGCAGGTAAGAGCAGGAGCGTCAATCCGTGGAATCACAGAAGAATCACGTCAGGCTGTTGCTCGTATTATTGCTGATGGTCTTCGTTCTAAGTTAGATATGGAACAGATGGGTAATCGTATTGAGGCTGTCGTTGGTTTAGACCAGAGACAGGCAAAATCTTTAGACCGTTTTTATGGTGAGACGTTAGAACAGTTAATGGACGAAGGTGCTTCTTTCAATGAAGCAACGCAAGAAGTCAGAGAAAGAGCCAAGCCTTTGTATGACCGTATGATTCGTTACAGAGGTTTACGTATTGCACGTACAGAGATGGTTACTGCTGCTAATCAAGGCAGAGTCTTATCTTGGTTTGAAGTTGAATCACAGGGTTTAATGCCGCCTGACTCAAAGCGTATTTGGATAACAGCATTAGATGAGCGCACTTGTAGTGTTTGTGCGCCTAAACACCGTCAGACTGTTGCTTGGGATTCTGATTTCGATTTTGGTTCTCCAGCATTACACCCACATTGTCGTTGTAGCATTGAGTTACTTCCTGGCAAGCCGTCAGCCCGTATCGCTGCTGCGTAAGACATAATAAGAGATTAGATAGGAGACCGTATGCCGTATGAGATAAGCACGAACGCTCAAGGGTGTGACGGTTATGCCGTAATTAAGCCAGAGACAGGTGAAGTAACTACTTGTCATTCGTCAATGGCAGATGCCGTTCGTCATATTCGTGCGTTGTATGCAAATGTACCTGACGCAATTAAAAAGTCTGATAACTTACAAAAGTTGCACAATGACTTACACGCTAAACACCCAGAGCCTTTGACTGATGACATTATTCTTGCTCATCACTTCATAACGTCTGAGATGACAAAGCGCAATATCAGTCACGGTCACGACAACACTGGTTGGGGAGCATTGTCAGTTGTAATGCCGTGGAGTGCGTTTGTAACAGGTATAGACCTAGATGAACTTGATGTAACAAAGTCAGAGATGGCAGATAGTCTTGCTGAGAAGTGGGAATTGACTGGTCAAGAATTAGAGGTCAGTAGTAGTTTTGGTGTAGATGGTGAAGAACTTCTTATTCGTCAGAGTATTGAAGACTTAAACAAAGTCGCGCAAGAAACAACTTGGACTCCGACTAATGCTGTAGCCGCAGAAGCCAAGCGTGCGCTTGGTTGGATTCGTGAAGGTAAACAGGGAGATGGTTTCACTGCTGTAGGTCGCGCTCGCGCTGCTCAACTTGCTGGTCAGCGTCCTGTATCTTTAAGAACATTACAGCGCATGGTTTCTTTTTTGAACCGTCATAAGAACGATAGAGATGCAGATGGTTTCTTCGCTGAAAGTAAAAAGTATCCGTCACCTGGTCGCGTAGCGTGGGACGCTTGGGGTGGAGATGCTGGTAAGGCTTGGGCAGAAAAGATTATTGCTGGTGTAACAAATAAATCTGTTGATGAAGGTTCATTTAATGTAATTGCTAATGAGGCTGTATCAAAAGAAGATGCAAAACAATTTACGCTTGCACCTTTGTACATTCCTAATATGTTAGATGCTCATAATGAGTGGACAGACCCAGATGAATTACAGAAAGCCGTATGGGATTACGTAAAGTCTGGTGACCGTCGTATTCGTTTACAGCACGATAAGAGTGTTGTTGCTGGTGAATGGCTAGAAGTTATGACGTTTCCGTATTCACTTTCAATACCAGTTAAGAAAGCCAATGGTGAAAGCAATACTGTTGAGTTCCCTGCTAACACAGTGTTTATGGGTGTTCAGTGGCAAGATTGGGCGTGGAAGTTAGTCAAGGAAGGAAAACTCCGTGGCTATTCAATCGGTGGTAAAGCCCAGAGAATACTTGCTGACTTAGATGATGAAGAAGATGATGACGACTTCATCTCAACTTCTGAACTTGAGGTAGAGAATGGTGACCCCACTGTAAGTGATGTTCACGTTGATACCATAATGAACCCTAAGCCTAAAAAAAAATTAAAGAAAGAAAAAGATATTAGTGTTGGTGATGTAGTTCTGTATGCTGTAAGAAAACCTCCAGCCGCAGCAACTTACGCAACTGCTGTTGTTGAGCGTATTGAAGATAGTGGTGTAGTAACGCTTGACGGTACTAATGAAAAACAGGAAGCAACAGAAGATAACCCTGTAGCAATTTTGCGTGTATGGGCTGAAACAGAATCAGGACTTCAGGAAACAAATCGTCGTGTTGTAAAGCCGTTTAGTGAATTACGTATGACCGATAAAAAACTTGAGAAGTCCACAGAAGACACGTTGCGTAACAAAGTCAAAGAACATAATGATGAAGTTGGTGACGCTGCTAGTAAGAGAACTACCGTTGGTACTTTGTTGCAGGTTTACCGTCGTGGTGTAGGAGCGTATAAAACAAATCCTTCTTCCGTTCGACCTGGCGTAACCTCTGAAGCACAGTGGGCGTTTGGTAGAGTCAATGGTTTCTTGCACGCTCTAAAAACTGGACGGTACAAAAGGTCACCATTCGATACCGACCTGTTGCCAGAAAGTCACCCACTGCACTCTAAAGGAGAGAAAGAATGACCCCTATCTATCCACACCAGTACGGTGTCCAAAAGGCTGATAATTGCCCTACAGCCACCCAAAACGTAGAGGTAAATCTGGCGAACAGAGAAAAGGCTATTGAATCTGCTGGTTACGGTCCACTCAATCCTAAAGAGCCGAATGATGAGTTCTGGCAGGTCAAGGCTAAGCGTTGGGAAGTGACAACTGCTGAGGCTAAGAAATCGTTGTGTGGTAATTGTGCGTTTTTCATTCAGACTAAGCCAATGCTTGCTTGTATTAAAGAAGGTTTAGCGACTGGTGACCCAAAAGAAGAAAACTCGTGGGACAGCATTAAGGCTGGTGACTTAGGCTTCTGTGAAGCGTTTGACTTTAAGTGTGCCGCATCTCGTACTTGTGATGCTTGGGTAACTGGCGGTCCTGTCCGTTAGTGGCTGCTTCAAAGTGTCCGTTCTGCCCTAAGTTCTTCAAACCCAAGTTTGGTGGCGTTCTTGACGACGGCACTAAGTGTTGCAAAGACTGTTACGTAACCGTTGCTATAAAAAAGGTTATGTCTAAAAAATCAGAGAGCACCCATTCGGATTGAGTGTCAAAGTATCTGTTTGACACATAAGTAGTGTTATTCTGTACACAACGCTTACTGATGCTTGGTTGTAGTGTTGTTTACTACGCAAGCACTTATCGTTTAGGAGACTGGGATGGCTAAAGCCCGTAAAATGGTCGGACTCAATATCGAGGAGACCAGTGGTGTAGACCACCCAGCCCACCTGCACGAAGGTTGGTTAGTCATTAAATCAGAGCACTCTGGTGTAGACGACCTTCTGAGTGACCTTGTAAGTCAAAACACCGAATCAGAAAAAGTTCTGATTACTGAGGGGACGAAGGAGACCGCTATGACCCCAGATGAAAACGTAGAGGTTGTAGACAAGGCGATTCCTGCTAAGCCAGAGGAAGACAAAATGTCATACAACGACGCTATGGAAAAAATCAAGATGCTTGAAGAAGAATTACAAAAGAAGCAAAAAGAGATGGACAAAGTTATGCACGCTATGGAAGAAAAGAAAAAGCCTGCTGCTAAGTCTGTTGAAGAAGAAACTGCTGCTCTTGTTAAAGAAGCACCAGAGCCACTTCGCAAGATGCTTGAAGACCTTGAGAAGTCTGCTTC